TTTGGTCAACAACATTTTGGTATTCCAACAAAAATAAATATCCAACCGGGCTCTCCCATTCAGGTCCCATTTGTATGTCAATTACGCGATGCGCAGAAACCCGTCGTAGAAACCTATCTAAAGCATGTACAAGGTAAGGAATCTATTTATGGTGCTGGAAGTGGAGGCGGAGGCGGCGGATTGTTAGAATTACCATGTGCAGCTGGAAAAACCGTGATTGCCTTATATATTTGTTCTCAATTGGCAGTAAAAACACTGATTATTGTTCATAAGGAATTCTTATTGAACCAGTGGATAGAACGTATACATCAATTTTTGCCCTCTGCGCGCGTAGGTCGGATTCAGGGTCAAATTGTGGATATTGCTGACAAAGATATTGTTATTGGTATGTTACAGTCTCTTTCTATGAAAGATTATCATGAAACCACATTTAATTCTTTTGGATTAACTATTATAGATGAAGTACATCACATTTCTAGCGAAGTATTTTCATGTGCGTTGTTTAAAATTGTCACGCGTTATATGTTAGGGTTATCGGCTACTATGAATCGGAAGGATGGAACGACGAAAGTATTTAAAATGTTTTTGGGTGATGTGGTGTATAAGGGAAAACGCGATGATCCTCAAGAGGTGGTAGTTCGCGCCATCCAATATCATGCCCAAGATGAGGATTTCAATGAAGTCACCTTGGATTTTCGCGGAAATGTGCAATATAGCACAATGATTGCCAAATTATGTGCTTTTCATCCGCGGACGGAATTTATTCTTCGTGTATTACGTGACATGCTGTTGGAACCAGAGAATCAACAAATTATGATTTTGGCCCATAATAAGAATATTTTGAAATATATGCATGATGCAATTCATACAAGAAATATAGCAACTGTTGGATATTACATTGGGGGAATGAAGGAAGCGGCTCTAAAAGAGAGCGAAACAAAAAAGGTGATTATTGCAACCTATTCTATGGCAGCGGAAGCGTTGGACATCAAGACATTGACAACCTTAATTATGGCAACACCAAAAACAGACATAGAACAAGCGGTGGGACGTATTTTACGAGAAAAACATAGCCAGCCCGTGGTGGTAGATATTATTGATCAACACGCGCCATTTCAGAATCAATGGGCCAAGAGAAAAGGATTTTATAAAAAACAAAATTATAAAATCGTTAAAATATCTAGCCAAGAATATACACCAGATATTCAAAAATGGACAATGATATCTACTACAAATACAAAGTGTAAAGGTTCATCTTTTCAAGAGGATTTGCCTGGAAAATGTCTTCTAAAAATAAAAAGCAAAAAATAAAAAGGGGGTCTTACCAAAATGTAAATCCTTTGTTTGTAAAATGATTGTAATTATCTACACAATTTCCATTTATTTTTTGGAAAGGAGGCGGATTGGCGAGCGCTAACTGGGAAGCTGGCAAAGAAAATCCAGGTGTAGAATAAGAAGGAGTATTAGGGATTTGACTGCCATACTGATGATACGTACCTCCATTCATTTTATATTTGCGCGTTTTGCCTTTTATACCTTTTCCTCGGTTTTTCATTTTTTTTATGCTCGCTGTGCCAGTTGCAGAACTATTACGGAATCCGGAACTAGAACTAACAAGACGATTGCGTCTATGCTTGGTCGCCAAATAACCACCCTTAAGTTTCATGGAACGCATGAGACTCCTTTTCATTGCCTTACGTTTTTGCATAGATATCCTATATTTATTCGCTATATTTTTTATTTTTTTGCGTAGTATTTTTCTACCTCCGCCAGATTGTATTTTAGATGCAGCTGCTGCCTGAACATTGTTACGCATAGAAGGCAAACCAAATTGTAAAGAGGTCTCTTTGCTTCCAAAGCCGCCAACCCAATTGGAGGCATCTTTGTTCACGAGAGAAGCATTGACATTTTCAAATGGCGCAATAGTGTTTTTTAAAGGAAATGGATTTAATGGTTGGTTCATAGACATGGACATAATTTCTATATATTCTATATATTTAACGTTTATTTTTTTCTAAACCAAGTAAATCTTTTTGGGTAATTATTTTACAAGAAGACCCTATGGGAACCACTTTGGTGGGGACCCATTTTTTAAACTTGGAAGAATAAACGCAAATCATATCTACACTTTTTTGTAGATCTACGTATTTATCTAATTTGTCATTTTCAAATTCTTCTTCGTCGTCGCTTTCTTCCAAAGCATCCAAATTTGCGTTTTCCTTGATATTTCTAAATAGTCCATTCATATAAACACTGGTTTGATAATCCGGAATGTATGCAGTATCATAAATATATTCTTCGTATTTTACCGAATCAAATGCATATAAATGGTATATATCATTTTGAATATCTGCTTTGACACGAAATACAATATCTCTTGACTCTCTAGGTTCTCGGGTTTCCTTAAAAAACGGAGAGTCTGTTTGTCGGCGATTATAAGTATATTTCATAGAAAAATGTTGATTCGGTTGGTTCAAGAAATAAAAGTCAATGCTTGCAACAGAATAACATAAATTTTGGATCTCCCGATTCATCTCTTGAGAGAAATAAGGTGCAATTAGAGGGATTCCAATATGAACAAGTTTTCCCTGATACGTAACATTTGCTTTGTTGGCCGTTTTCAAATATTGACACATTTTTATTAGTTTCTCTTGGATGTTCTTTTTCCAAACTACGTTTTTTTGTTGGCGAGAGAAAATATCTTCTATAGCAAATGCGGGCTCTCCTTCTTGGAAAAACAAGGTTCCATAAAGAATGGTTCCGAATCCAACAAAATCGGTCAAAGAAAATGGCTCCGCTGTAATTTGCACAATTTGTCGGCGATCCTCCGACAATTGCATAAATAAGACTACATTTTTAGATTGATACTTGGTGAGCCAAAGAAAATATTTTTTGCCTTCTGGAATGGCCATGGCCACGTGACTACCAAAAACCTTCTTATGAGTAAGAGTCTCATAAGAAAGTTCTATTTTAGGAAAGGATCGTAAGATTGCATTTTTTTCTGCGTTGGATAACATGGATATTTATAATTTGCCGGGGCTTCTTTAAGTTGTTTTAAATATATATTTTCAGGATGCTTATATTTTCTCTCGTTGTAATTAGTACAGGGATCCCATTTCTTGGATTTTTGTTCCATAAGAATCTAAACTTGCAATGTCTGTTGTATTGTCTTTTTTTATTTTATTTTTCAAAAACATTTTAAGTTCTTCTTTCATTGCTGCTTGATCTGGTTTTGAGGAACTTGAATTGGTGTTAGCGTTGGACAAAGGATCTACTAAATTGGACTTGGACAAATGTTGAATCATGTGTTCGTATTTTTGAAGCGGGGAATGCACTAAATCTTTAATTTTGGGGACCGTAAGGGTTGATTTAAAAAAATGAATAATATGATGAACCGCAAAAATTAGAATTATAGAAATTAGGATCATTTGAATTGACCATAGAAACATAATACATTATTCGGAAAGAAAATTTTGACAAAAACGAATTTTTTATCATTGTTTCTGTTTTAGTGTTGACTCTTTTTACTATTTTATTGTTTCCATTATAAATATGAGCAAAAGGGCTTAAACCTAAGAAAGGAAAATTATCCAATGGCGCAAAATCTCGCAATTCTTATAGTAGATAAAACAGGTACGTTAAAGACGACCACTGTGAAAGAGTATAAAGAAGAAGAATTGTACAAAAAGTGCGGATTTAAAAAAGCAGAAGGTTTTGCTAAACAGACGGAATGGGCAATTAAATTGGAGGGAAAGAAGTATTTGGTTTCCTTATTTGCCAAAAAGGACGGAAAGGCAAATACCGAAAACAAATATGATTTTCCGCCTCCAGTAGATAAAGATTTGTATTTTGGAAGTTGTGCCTTAGTTGGACGCGTTCCAACAGATGTTGGAAATGATGCCACATATTATTCCTTGACTATAGAGATCTGGGAGAAAATGTATGAAAAACTGTTTGGCGGCTTTGAAAATTTGGATTTGACATGTGCAGAAGATGAGGAAGAGGAGGATGAATTAGCAAATATTCCAATAGAGAAGAAGACAAAACAGGGGTATTTGAAGGATGGTTTTGTTGTAGATAGCGATGATGAGGAGGCGAGCGAGTATGATAGTTTGGAGGATTCTGAGGATGAGGAGGAAGAAGAGGGATCCAATAGTCAAGGCGAGGAGGCCTCTGGGTTAGAAATAGAGGATATTGGTTCAGAGTTGAGTTCGGAGGATTATGAATATAGTGATGAAGACACAGAAAAAGCATAGAAAATAAAATTGAATAAGATATAAATATAAAATTGCATTTACATTTACATCTTAGCTTATAAATAGGAACTATGCATACAATTGAAAATCCAGCGCAATTTCGGAAAAATATTTGCGACAAATTGGAAAAGATTCTTGGGAATGAAAAACATGCATTAAATTTGGAAAAAGGTATATTTAATTATTCTTTAAAAGAAGCAGACAACCGAAAGGTTGTGAAAAAATGGGATAATCATTATTTTATTCAAATTTATGTAGATCGTTTAAGAAGTATTTATTTTAATTTGCAAAATCCAAAGTTGTGTGAACAGATTCTGTCCTGCCAAGTAAAACCACATACTGTGGCTTTTATGACACACCAGGAAATGAATCCAGAAAAGTGGGAGCCGTTGATTCAGGCAAAGATGAAACGTGATTATTATAAGTATGAAACAAAAATGGAGGCTGCGACGGATACATTTAAGTGTCGCAAGTGTCATTCTAATAAATGCACTTATTATCAAATGCAAACACGTTCTGCGGATGAGCCAATGACAACGTTTGTCTCTTGCATTGATTGTGGAAATCGGTGGAAGTGTTAAATGTTGCGATGGTAAAATAAAAAATATACTAAACAAATGTTATAAAAAATTAAATTATTTTTTTTATCTAGTTTGTATTTCCAAAAATAATCCAATGTTAAAATCCAATAATCTCCAGGTCCTTCAGCTTCCAATATTCACACGCTCCACCTGGAATAGGACGTCTTATAATAAATGGAATTCGTTTTTGTACCAATTCCATCTCGGCAATTAAATATCCATCAATCACATTTTCAGGAACTTTTACAAATGCTTTTGCTCCGGAATTAATTTGCTTTGCACGCTGACCAAGAACTCGCGCACGTTCATATTTTGTCAAATAAGGTAATGTTCGGTGAAATTTGTCAATAATATTATTGTTTGCGTCTCGGACTACTGTAGTTAGTGCCTTTATCTCCTCATAGTTATGAACAATAGATTCCGGATGAAACTCCATTAAATATTGTCGCTGGATGTCTGTATTGAATTTTTGTAAGTAAGCTTGATCGTCATCATCTTCATCTTCTGTGTCTTCACCTTCTGCTCCTCCCGTCACGGTATATTTACTGCTCCCACCAACAACATGGATAGAATGAGGTTTCTCTTCATTGGCATCATCCTCATCCTGAGATTCATCGTCATCAACCTCTTCCTCGTCAACGCCATCTTCGTCACCCTCTTCTTCTGCAACATATTTTGTATCATCTACTTCTGCGTCGGAATCTTCAACCATGTCCTCTGCGTCAGAATCGGAATCTGATGTAGAAGATTCATTTGCTTCTTCATAATCATCTTCACCATCTTCATGAATTCGTGTCATAATTAGTTGGATACTCTATATATGTTTATATAGATTATCTTTCAATTTTTATTTTTTATTTTAGTTTCAATTTCCGTGGATTTTATTCTGAGCTCGCATCCAAACCTAATTTCTTTTTGGAAATATATTTTCGTTTTTCCAAATAATATTTTCCGGTATTTCCACATTCGCTCGCTAAAATACGACTTAGAGAAGCTGAATTATAATTTTTTTTCCCACTTACATAATCTATTTTGTAAAATAACTTACAGTATCCATTTTCTATAGAAATAGGCGACTCCGGCGCAATAAAATGTTTGCAGTTTTTACAAAGAACAATGTCTGTGTCCTGATGCTCGGAACTTAACGCAACATTATTTTTATTCACTTTATTATTTTTGTTGTTGTTGCTGTAATTATAATATTCACGATTTGTAATTATAGGGAACGTTTGACTTGACTGAAACAAAAAAAGAAAACTAAATAAATATAATAACCACCACATAATTATTTTTTTTCATATAACTTTATATCTTTTTATTTTTTATCTTTTATTTTTTATTTTTGTTCATAAGACTTCCATATTTGATCACAAACGCAACACATATAAATATATTTCATATTAACATCATCATAACGAATATAAATATTTTCACGAGGAACATCCTTCTTGTTGGTATCGCAATCCGCATTCGGACAAGGTATTTTATTTATTCTGGGCAATGTCGGATCCAACTTGGTGTATTTATTGATAATATGAGAGAACTTTTGTTCATTCTTTTTCACTACGGTTTTAGAAACAGTGACGTTATCCACGGTTAATAACTCATCTTCATTTCCACAATTCCGACAATAATAAATTAATTTATTTGTATTTTCACTGTCAATCCGAATATAATACATATTGTGACATACATTGCAAAAATGCATTTTAATGTAGGCGCCGTATATTATACCTTTATATTATTAATATTTATTTAATTCAATTTTTTCAGAATACGTTTTTACATTAGGGCAAATGCTAAAGAGCTTTTTTACTCATAAAAAAATATAAAATAAAAGATAAAAAAAATAACTTTGAAAGTCCCCAAAAATTACAAATTTGCTAACGTGGCGTGAAAATCGGTCAATAATTGTTTATAATTTACTCTCACATGCATATTATACATAATTGTTCGTACTATTTCCGTCTCCGTTTGTTGTTGCGCGCGATCTTCCAAAAATTTCTGTAGCGCATCCTTATTTTTTAAAAAATTCTCTTTCACATAACAGTAAAACATATCAAATGACTCCGGATAAATAGACCCCTTCTTTTGCACCATTTTTAGAATCGCAATATCTATATTTTTATATTCTATAATCTTGGTGTAATTATGAAAATCATTATTTCCTCGTGTGACCCCGGGCTCATTTAACAATGGATCCTTACATAATAATGTACATAAAGTCAATAAAACAGTGGAAATTGTCTGACATGATGTCCATTGTTCTCCCTTCCATGTATTCAAGATACTAATACATACTTTGCCATTACAATATAAGTTAGGATTAAATCGGATCATTTCACCATTTGTGCAATACAATACTTGAGGTGGACTATGTGGATAATCCGTAGGATAATAAAACTCAAAAAAAAAGTTTCCTCCAAAATATGGCGTATCTTTGGGTCCAATAATGAGTGCATATCCCTTCATTATATCTTCATCGTCGTGGACATAATAGATGCCATTTTCTGTAAGCGGATTTTTCATGATGTGTTTGACATCGTGAAGAAGACGTGTCACTGTTTCTTTGGAAACTACTGACGGTTTTTTAGAAGAAACTGATTTGAATAATGACATTTAGTTTGCAAAAGAATTATATAAATCTACTACAATCGTTTTATGTATTTTTTGTTAAATATCATTATTGTATTTAGGTAGGCCTCTTCTTCAATAGACGCACATTTTTACATGATGTTCAATGTATCTGATATTAGAGAGGCCTCCGGAAAATGCGAGAAAGTTGCTACACCAATGTCATCTTGTCCATATTTGTTTTCCTCAAATCTCTGTTTCCCAATAGCATAACCAGGAACATGCGTTGTCCATTCTTGTGACCATCTGGATCTTGCCCAGTTGGCAATTTCTGGTGCATCTGCTTGAGTCAAAAACCGCAAATCATCTGGTAGTTCCTGAAATGGATCCCAATCTTTTGGCAAATAAACCATCTCCATGACACCGTCAGTCATTACAATTACCTTTACACGTTGGGTGCGAGAATAAGGAATAAAATCCACGGCTATATCGTAACCCGTTGCATCATTATGACCTAGCGATTGCGTTGGCGCCAATACTGTTTCTACACGTTTTCCATGCGCGTCTGTATGGTAAAACGTAGTATATGTAGAAGGTACTTGTTTTATGTTTGTGGGCGAAATTACCTGTAACTTTTCAGATAATTTAATAGAATAACCATGGGGTTCAAATGTTGCTTTTAGGCGTATTGCTTCTTCGGGATTTTCAGCATTATGATGCTTGTTTATGAATGCCAACTTGTCATCTATGAAAACCATGGTTGTTGCATCACCCACATTGAATGTTTCAATTCGGTCATTATAAATACGAGCTATAGATGCCACTGCACCTGTTCGCACATGATATAGAAATTTTCCGGTAGTAGAGAAATATTTAATCAATGCCTCCATTGGGTTATTTGAAGTGAAGATACGACATTTTGTATCTTGGGACAATTCGTCTAAACAATTTACAAAATGCTTGCTGTAAGGAAGATCGCCAACAGGAATTGTCCCATGACCATCAAATACGGCAATTAAATCAAATGGTTCGGTTCCATCGGAACCATCATTGTGCCATTGCATAACGCGATCTTGTCCGCAATCAGGCAAATTCAACAAGGCCGTCCTTACTTTATTTGTTTCATTTTGAATATTTAATTCAACTTCCACATTTATGTTTGATGTAAAATTTTGTTCCGGAGTTAGCATTGACGTCTCTATAGTAGAAGCGGCAACCTCCACAAAATTCATGTTTTACTTCTAAAATGCGATTGAAAGTCGGACTTGGGCTACTTCAAAGGAGTAAATATTGTGTTTTTATTTAAGAACTAAAAAAATTTCAATTTTTTATCTCTTTGTAAAAAATCAAATTTAATTTGTGATATGCACAACGCGAGTGTTATTTACGTTATTAAAGACAATTTGTATATTTTTGTAACCTGAGAATATTCCACTTGCACAAGTTACTGCATAATTTTCAAATGCAGTAGTAGTTACAAAAGATGAACCATTGTCTACATAATTAGCTAAACCTGAAATAAAATCTCCATGTGCAGTTTTGATAATGACGGTTTCACAATAAAGAGGTGGAAGTTGTAGTGCATCATTTCCAGGTGTTCTGTATCCTATAAATGTTATAATATCTTGATTGGGGTTCCAATTGCTATCGGTCATATAAAGATTTTCTAAACCACTGTAAGGACTACTTGAGCCAATATATGGAATAAATGTTAATAATGTTGCATTGGTAACTACGGAATTTTCAACATTTAATTTATAATATAATGTAATTGTATTTGGATTTGTGCTAGGTGTATTTACAACAACCACCGATTGATTTTCAATATTTGCATTATTTTGCGCAATACTATCCGCAATAGATTGTGCTAAATTGACCGCTTTTATTGTTGCATCTTCTTGAGAAATATCTGATGTTGCGCTTGCAGTTGCACTTGCATTTACATTCACACCGGATGCAGTAGTTGCATTTCCCTCGGCATAAGCATTTGCAAAAAACATAATTTTATATTATGTAATAATCTAAATTTTTTTGCAAATATTTTTATTCTATAATACATAGATGATATAAGTCTTCCCATAATATAACTATTCAACCAAAATACACAATAAGTGCTTTCAAAAAAAAGAATAAAATGCATAATTGTGCGCATTTGCAAAATTATTTACATGGTTTATCATGTAAAACAAAATACTTATATCAAAAAAAAATGAAATAGAAATGTCCCCAATATATAAAAAAAATGAAATAGAAATATCCCATTATATAATAGATACATATAGTAACAACGTCCAATGGAAATTGCGTCTCATTATAACGATTTAAATGAATTCTTGGCAAAGCATAGTCTGAGAAAGGATGGCGATACGAGTCTCATTACACATACAAGAATCGGTGACAAAGCGGCCAATATTTATGGCGGCTCTTACGCAATTCCTCGTGAAGAGCTACCCGTCTTCTATTCCTTGTACTTTTCCAAGGTGTTTGAAAAAAATCAAATGGAATATTTGACTGAAAAACAATTGCCCGACAAAGGTCCAATTTTGATTGATCTTGATTTTCGCTATGCACATTCCGTAACCAAACGACAACATACCAAGGAACAAATTCAAGAACTTCTCTGTTTGGGATATTTGGAGAAACTTAAGGAATTGCTTGTTTTTGA